GCATCTAGTAAGGGGGATACTCTTGCTAAGTTGACTAGAGAGATCGAAAAGATTAACCAACCACAAGCTTCTAGCGGTCCCGATGAGAGACTATGGAAACCTGAGTTGGATAAGTCTGGAAACGGTTACGCAGTAGTTCGTTTCCTTCCTGCTCCTGACGGAGAAGATATGCCTTGGGCAAAAGTATGGTCACATGCTTTCAAAGGACCTGGTGGTCAGTGGTACATTGAAAACTCACTAACTACTCTTGGCAAAGAAGATCCAGTATCTGATTTGAATAGAGGACTTTGGAACAGTGGTCGTGAACAAGACAAGGCAACTGCTAGAGCACAGAAGCGTAAGCTTTCTTATTACTCTAACATCTATGTTGTAAGTGACCCTGCTCATCCAGAGAATGAAGGAAAGGTATTCCTTTATAAGTTTGGAAAGAAAATCTTTGACAAACTTATTGAAGCAATGCAACCTGCATTTGCTGATGAGACACCACTAGATCCATTTAATTTCTGGACTGGTGCTAATTTCAAACTAAAGATCCGCAAGGTTGATGGTTATTGGAATTATGATAAGTCTGAATTTGCTGCACCTTCACCTCTACTGGAGGATGATAAGGCATTAGAGGAAATTTGGAAACAAGCATATCCTCTTGCAGAGTTTGAAGATCCTAAGAATTTTAAGACCTTTGAACAACTACAAGCTCGTTTGAATCTTGTACTTGGTAAAGTAGCTCCACCTATTGCTCCAGCACCTGTTGTTGATGAGTCACAGGAAGAGGTAGTTGCTAAACCTTGGGGCAAAGAAGTCTCTGAGTTTAGAGAGAAAGCAGTCGCTTCATCACCAGTAGAGTCGAATGAGGATACATTGTCTTACTTTGCACAACTTGCTGAAGAGGACTAATGAAGTTCCTGATACCTCTGGCTCTGTTAACGTTAGCATCACCTGCTAACGCATTAACATGGAAAGAGTTTTGGGAACCCTTTGTAGAAGAAAATCATCACTATCATCGCCATGATCATGGTAGAAGAGTGTGTTATGATAATGTTTACAGAGAATCAAGGAACCCAGAAGGACACATTTTCTATTATTATGAGCAAGTGAGAGTGTCCTGTTACAGAAAGTATCATGACCCTCATCGCCACTACCATCACTACTATCGAGATCATATTCATCGTTACGATTGATTGATCAAACCGAAAGATAGTATAAAGAAACCCCCTTTATGGGGGTTTTCTCATATAAAATAGTGTGTAGAATTCAACACAATCCAATGTCAGGAGATTATTACACACATAATGATCAACAACCGCCACTCCCAGTAGAACAACAACGTCAGTTACAACAGAGATGTGCAGCATCTATGGCTATGGATGATATTAAAGAATCTCGGTGGTATAATACAAATTATATTCTAGAAATCGAATCTATGTTAGTCAATGAACGATACAGGACTGGTAGCCCAATGCAAGAATAACTCATATATTATTCAACTTTTAGTTCACAGAAAACCCCGAAAAAAAGTCGGGGTATTTTTTTGTTTGTAGGGTTTTTTAGTATCCAGATCCACTAGAAGTATTTGTAGTAGTAGATGATGTTGTAGTAGTAGTGGTAGCAGCAGTGTTTGTAGTAGTAACTGTATTATCAACAACACTAGTAACAGTGGTAGTACCAACAACTCCTTGTACGATATTTCCATCTCCATAGTCAAATGTGACATTTCCACTAGTATTAGAGACTGCTGCTTGTATATTAGATAATGCACTTCTTCTAAATGCATCTCTATCTAAGAATGCAGATGCTAGTGAAATATGTGTCCTCTTACGTCCAAAGTCATCAACTTCGTCATGAGGTTGATAATCAACCAAATCCTTAAATTGCTCTTCATAGAAATCAACTAATCTACTTGTTGGTATTGAGATTAACCGACTTTTTTCATTTAAGTAAGATTCATGTTCATAGTTTGTTACTGGATATACTGATTGTTCTTTAGATAAAGCATTTCCGTCTATATCAATACCCCTATAAGATTCATTAACTTCAATACCACCTTTTGCTATTACTATATCACCACTTTTTACTTCCATAGTTTCCCAATGATGTATTGAATCTGGATCATCGTAAATATTAGCAACATAGTCATTTAACGCATTTTCTCTTTTTGGCCATTGAGTGTATATATCAGTTATATTGTTGGATAGTAAAATAATCCAATCTAACTCTGAATCACCATAAAATTTTTGTGCGACCATATCAGGTCTCATTCCATCTGGAATATAATATTCATTAAACAGAGTGGCATATTTTGCCATTTTCTCAGGAAGAATTACTCGTCTAAAGATGTTTTTTACTTCTTTATACTTTACTTTTTCTTCTTGACCCGAATCTGCAACAAATACAGTTGGTAATTGATCGAAATATGCCATTTTTAGTATCCAGCAATTACATCTTGTTTAGTCATAATTCTAGTCTCTGAGAAATTTAGAGTTAGTTGGACAGCAGGTACAAGTAACTGTCTTGATCCTGTAGTCTCATCATATGATAAATCTGCAATAGCATCTTTAAAAGATACATATTGACCATCTGGTGTGTAGTTTACAGTAACGTTAGTGCAAACACATGGATGGAATCTATAGTGTGGTAATCTTGTAATTGAATCTGTTCTTGGATCCATTCTTACAAATTCTAATAAAAACTTATCTGGCACTAATAGGAATCTACCAGATGTGTTGATTGTAATTGATGAAGATTGTGCAGTAAACCCATTAGTATTACCATTAGCTTCACCAGCAGTAGTATCTCCACCAGTATTAAAAGATAATGTGTCAAGTTCTCCAGCATCTGCATCTCCAAGACAAGGCACAGTACCCATTTTTAAGTATTTAATAATACTCATAATAGATTCTGCATCTTTTTTATTACGAGCAAACATCTTAAAGTCAAAAGTATGATTCCTGAAAGGAATACCATTATAAACTTGCTCGGTAAAAGGATTCATAATCCTTCCTTTTGTTAGAGCTTGTAATGCACCACCAGTAACACCTGTATTCATACCTGCAAGTGATCCAAGGCTTTGGGTGGCAGAAGCACCTTTATTATACGCCATTTCAGGAAATGCCGATGATGCTGCTGATTGTAATGTTGATGTAATTGTATCTGCCATATTTCCACCGCCACCAGTGATACCAGCAGCAATTCCTGCAGCTGCAACACCAAGAGTGCCCATATCGATCTGATCATAATCTGCTTGGTAACTTGTAGTTAGACCAGGAGGAATATTCAGATATGCAATATTGGAACTTAAAGTTGTAGAAACGTTATTATTTGGGAGATTATCACCACCATACCCATTTTGGGATTGTGCATAGTTTGTTCTAAACCTCTGTATCCTTAAATAATCGGTTCTTCCTGTGGGAGCATCTTCACTATCAAGATAGTCTCCTTCGACAGGGGCTTTTAATGGATATTTGAGAATTGTAGAAGCCACCTAAATAGAATCAGCACTTACTATGTTATTTATGAGGTATCAGGGTCGTTATACACCTTCGAGACCAAGAAAGTATAAAGGTGATCCAAAAAATATCATTTATAGGTCATCTTGGGAATATAAATTCATGAGATGGTGTGATGATACACCTTCTGTGGCTGAGTGGGGTAGTGAGGAAATTGCAATTCCTTACATTTCTCCTACTGATGGTAAACGACATAGATATTTTCCCGATTTTTATGTAAAAATTGCTAACAAAAAATATCTAATTGAAGTAAAACCATTCAGACAGACGAAAGAACCTAAAACTCAAAAGAAAATTACTAAGACTTATATTCGTGAAGTTGTTACTTGGAGTGTAAATAGTGCAAAGTGGAAAGCAGCAACTGAATTCTGCAAAGACCATAATTGGGAATTTATGATAATAACTGAGAAGGAATTAAAGATCTAAAACTATGGATTTAAACGGAGCATCTAAGCAAACACCTAGAGCAAGATTAACCGAATTCTCTGAATGGTTTAAGGGTAATAATAATAACCCTAGCTTCAGTAATAGATATTCTGTGCAATTTAGCACACCTGTTGTTTTTAGGTCAGGTTTTTATTATCCTACTAGTAAGTATTTGTTGGAAACTGGTGATAATGCCAAATATTTGAATTTGTATGCTGATACAGTCAATTTACCAAGTAAGCAAGTAACTACAGCATCAATTACGAATATTGGATCAGCATATAACTATGCAACATCATCTTCATTTAGTCAAATAAACATTTCATTTACATTACCTAGAAACCATAAGACTAGGATGATTTTTGAAAGATGGGTTCATCTCATGTCTCCTGATTCAAATCAGATGACTGATTATTATGAGAACTATACTTCCCCTCATCTTTATATCTTCAAATGGGAGAGAGGTGGAGGAGAAAAGATAACACTACCTGATGCAGTTAAAGCTTTCTTGAGAAGGATTGGAGTTAAGATATCTGACGTTGAAAGATATAGGGATGATCAGTTAGTTGGTATATATGATATAAGAAATGCATTCCCAATGAATATTGGAACAATGGCATTGAATAATGAGCAAGCATCTTTATTAAAACTTGATATTGGATTCTTCTATGAGAGATATAGATTCTATGGTGCTGACACTATTGACAACTTAGGTAGATCTTATCTCATAACAGGTGAAACTGGTGTTGCAGCTGATTTACAACAAGATCAGAATAACTCCTAAATATAATTACTGAATTGAACTTTATATGGCATTACCAAAGCTAAATGTACCTGAATATCATTTAAAATTACCTTCGTCTGGTAAAACTGTTAAATATAGACCATTTCTAGTAAAAGAAGAAAAACTTCTATTTCTTGCAATGGAAACAGGTGAGCAAAAAGATCTTATTAATGCAGTTAAGAACATTCTTTTATCATGCACTAATATGAAGAGTGTAAATAGTTTATCTACATTCGATATTGAATTTCTTTTCTTGAAAATTCGCACCAGATCTGTTGGTGAGAATGTGGATGTGTCTGTTACATGTCCTGATGATAATGAAACTGAAGTGAAAGTTTCAATTCCATTAGATGAAATTGAAGTTAGAAAAGATCCAAAACATACTAAAACTCTTAAATTGAGTGATGATGTTATATTAACGATGGGATATCCTAGTTTGGATATGTTTGTTAAATCAAATTTAATAGGTGAATCATCGAATGATATGGATCAGGTATTTGAACTTGCAGCAAATTGTGCTGAAAGTATTGCTGATTCTCAGCAAGTTTATCCATGCAAGGATCAACCAAAGAAGGAATTATTGGAATTCTTTGGTGATATGAATACTAAGCAGTTTCAAATGGTTCAAACCTTCTTTGAAACAATGCCTAAATTATCACACACCATTGAAGTGACTAATCCTAAAACAAAGGTGAAATCTGAAGTTGTGCTTGAGGGATTAACCAGTTTTTTCGGGTAGCCCTTCTACACAATAATTTAAGAACTTATTATGAGGCTAACTTTGCATTAATGCACCACCACAAGTGGAATATTGAATATATTGAAAACTTGATGCCTTGGGAGAAGGAAATTTACGTTAATATGTTGATAACATTCCTAAAGGAAGAGGAAAGACGTTACAAGGAGCAACAAGTTAGTGGCTAAAATAGTATCATATAAATTTGTGAGTCCAGTTGTGGCAGCTGATGCTACTCCTGAGACTAAAGCTTCGGGTAACCTTTTAGTTGCTCAAAATAGGATTGGAAAAACTGTAGAGGGGATTGGAGCAACATTAGAAGTTATTGTATCGGGTAATAATTCATATCTGAAGTTCTTGAATGAACAAAAAAAGCAAAAGAAGAAGAAATTAAGAAGGCAAAGAGATCAGGCATCAGAGATAAAACAAGAAGGTAAGAAACCAGGAAAAGATTTAGAACCTACGTCTGATGATGATCCCAAAGCTGCAGAGGATGATGAAGAAAATGAGTTAGCATTAAAAACTGGAAATCCATTTATTGATTGGCTTGCACAGGCTCTTGCACCACTTGGTAATTTTTTAAAGGATATTGTGATGTTGGTGATAGCACAAGATGTGCTTAAGTGGGTTTCAGATCCTGCTAATACTGAAAAACTTAAATCTACTGTTGAAAAGGCAGGTGTTGTATTTGGCACTTTAGCTAAATGGATGGGAGGTTTTGCTAATAATGTTCTTGAAGGAATTAGTTCTCTAATGGATCCAGAGGCTAGTTTTTGGCAGAAATTAAAAGGTTTCGGTCAAATATTATTAGGTCTTTCAGGAATGAAGTACCTATTGAATCCATTTTCATTAATTGGTGATATTGCTTGGCTTGCTGGTTTATTATCTGGTGGTTCTAGAGATGATGTAAAACCAAAGACTAAGACTAAGACTAAAAGTGGTGTAGATGCAGATGGTAATTTTCAACAGGTAAAAAAGAAACAGATAGTTGATCCTGACGGTAAGATACGAGCAAAAACAGATTTTGAAGTTAAACTTAAAGATTTAGGTTTAGATGATGATCAGATACGTGCATTTAGAAAAGCAAAACAATCTGGAGCTAATACAAAGGATGCACTTACTGCAGCAAGAAAGGTTAAAGGTGTAAAACCTAAAAGTGGTTGGTGGAATAAAATAACAACTGCTGCTGGTGACCTTATTGATGATGTTGGTGATTGGGCTGTTAAAGGATTTAATGATAATATGAAAAAATTGGCCAATTTTGGCCAGAGTTTGAGAAATTCATATGATAATGCCACAAAAGGTGCAATGGATTGGTTTGGAAAACAAGCTAAGAATGTGCAAGATGGTCTTAGTAAAAAGATAATGGCTCCTCTTATGGAGTTTTTAGAACCAGCTTTAAAACCTATTTTAGCTTTGAAAGATTCATTAATGAAGAATCTAATGAAGATTCCTGGTTTAGAGAAGTTGCTTAAGAAACTAGGTCTTCAATCTCTTGATGGTGCTGCAAGTATTGCTAAGAAAATGGGTGCTAAGGCATTGCCTTGGGTTGGTGGTCTTATTAATGTACTTTTTGCATATGATAGATTTGCTAGTGGAGATTTAGTTGGAGGTATAATTGAGTCAGTATCTGGAGCATTAGATATTGCTGGTATGTGGCCAGGTTCTTTAGCACTTGATGCTTACATGTTTGGTAGAGATATGTTTCCTGAGACTGTAATGGGAGCAGAAGAAGGTTTGATAGATTTAATACCTGGTGCAACTGCTGCTAAAGGTAAGATAGAGAGTGTTATAAGTAAATTGCCTGATTTGGGACAAATTGTTAGTATGCTTACTGGTGGTGAAAAGGGTGAAAAGGGTCAAGTAACTGGAGAAGCACAAGAAGACTTGAAAAATCTTGAGCTGAAGTCAATGGGTGGTTTGATAGGATCTGATAGTGATTACGGTCAACCTTCACCATCGTTCTTAAATCCTACTTCTGTTGGTGGAGTTTCTCCAGCATCACCATTTAAGAGAGTAGATAAGAAAACTATTCCTTCATTCTCTGCAGAGTTTGCTATGATATCTAACGAGATTGAATCTGTTGCTGTTCCAATTCCAATTGCGTTTGCAGAAGCAGTACCTGTTGCAATGCCAATAAATACTTCTGCAGAAGTAATTGTAGCAAGAACTTCACCTTTGCTTAGTAAGTAATGCCAAAAATAGTCGCTAAAAAACCAGCAAAGATAGATTTTTACAAGTTTGTAAAACCTGAGAAAGCTCGTACAGGTGATAAAGCACAGAAAAATCTTGTTGAAGCTCTGAATAAAAATATACAAGCAACTAATAATCAAGGATCAACTATAAATTCAATTG